AGTTTAATAGGGGTGGATTAGTAATTCGTTAATGAAAAAAGCCAGCGCAATGCTGGCTTTTTAGATGGTGCGTCCTAGAGGATTTGAACCTCTGACCTACAGCTTAGAAGGCTGTTGCTCTATCCAACTGAGCTAAGGACACGTTGATTTAGTTTGTGAAGGTTGTCAAAGTAGGCTCTGTCAAAACCTCTTTGCCACTCTAATCCTTTGCTTGCTGTACTCTCATACTTGTTATTAAGCCAGCCCCTGCTGAAAGCATAATAACCCTCTTTGAATTGAAACGATAAAGGTGGTGATCGTTCTTCTCTCATTGCTTCTCCTTTAGATTTTTAATCTTAAGATTATAACAGTTACTCTTAACAACATATCCATTAGATGGATCAGTAGTTCCCTTCTCCATATAGTCAGCGTCTTTCATGTACGCCTCCTTACCATAGACACCTAGATACCAACCAACACTGTAGTCTATTTTAACACGGACAAAGCAATACATGTCACACTTCTGTTTAGTATTAAACGCTGATATAGAACAGTCATAGGAATCTTTAGGCTCCACTGATGTCTGTTTAGTTTTAACATCTACAGTTGTACCATCATCCAATACTAGATCGTAGTCGTATGTATTGTTAAGAACACCGCCCAATACTTTCTGAGCAATAGCCTCTCCAATAAAACCAGCGATGTTACCACCACCTCTCGTAATGCTGTTATGAAGAGTGCCCATCTCTGATGCTTTATCTCTAGCGGTTAACAACATGTCGTCAGTGATGGTAACTTCAATCATTCATTGTCCTCCGGTTTGTCTATATACACAGCATCTCCGTAATAGATTTGACAGAATGGCAGCTTCAATATCAATCCATTGAATGCCAGAAGTCTTTCTTGACCATCTTCATCCTCAGTGATGTGACAGATGTCTCTGGAGTATTCAATATCTAATCCCATACCTTGTCGTATTCTAAACACTACCATTGTAAAATCCTTTTAAGTTGAACATATTTATTATACATCAATGATTCAATCACTTCCCTCTAAATAAAAATCTCCAAAGTAGAAATACATGAAGGGTATCTTCACAATCATTCCAATAAACAAAGCCATCTCACCGTCTTCATTTTCATCAGAATCTACAATATGAAATACATTGTCATTAAACTCTATGTCAATACCTATACCTTGACGTAATCCAAAGCTAATTGACATTCTCATCCTCCCATTTCAGTTTAGCAACAATGTAATTCTTAACCAAACTACTACGCACAATATCAGACACAGAGAACTCAATCTCGGTGAACTCCTTCATGTTACGGATAATGGTTAAGAAGTCCAACAAGCCGCTTTTATCATCCCTCTTCTTCAAGTCCACCTGACGATAATCACCACATAAGAAGAACTTACTTGTATGACCTACACGGGTAATAATGGTATCCAACTCATGCATTGTACAGTTTTGACTCTCGTCTAGAATGACAATGGCATTGTTAAACGTAGTACCACGAATAAACGATGTAGACAAGAACTCAACGAACCCCTGCTCTACCAACCTATCCCAAGCGTCCTTACGTTTAAATAACTCAGCGGCTATCTGCTTATACGGCTCTGTGAACTGGTTCATCTTCTCCGCTGCATCTCCCGGTAAGTGACCCATCTCCCTACTCTGTACACTAGACCGGATAATAACCAACTTCTGATAGGGGTTACTCTTGTCCATAACCTCTTCCAGCGCCTTGTAGAAGGCAATGTAAGTTTTACCTGTACCAGCTACACCAGACAAGGCACAGAAGTAATGACCCTGTTGGTAGGCATCAAAGAAATCTTGCTGCTTCTCTGTTTTAGGGCTAATCGTCATCATATCATCCAACCTCATTTTCAGTCCATGTTGAGGCTTGGTTGGTTCTGTTTCAATTGTCTTTTTTTTACGAGTTACCATTAAGCTGTCTCTTTCAAAATGTTATTTATTAATTCTTCTTTAGCTTTCAAATATACTTCAACAGCCTCTTGCTCTGTAGCATATTGCCCTAACTCTGTGCGTAAATTTCGATACCTAATACGTGCCCTCCATTTTCCTGTGTGTTTATGAAAATCTACACCTTTTCTTTTAGATGAATTCAAAGCATTTAAAGAACGGCTGGCTGGTCTTAAATTGACAAACCTGTTATCAAATGGATTCTGGTTAATATGGTCTATAAGGGCGGGGCAACTTCCTGTCATCAAATAAAAGGCTATTCGGTGAGCTAAATATTTACTTTTTTTATGCTGAATATGCAATGCATTTTTCTTTTGTGTCCCTGCAAACCAATCCTTATTGTGCTTACCTTTATTATTTATCCATTTAAACAGTCCATTGTCAGGGTTATATTCTAAAAATGTTTCTAATCCAGTGAGGTCTTTCATTATGCTGCTTTCCCCCATACGTCAGCCCAAGTGCCTGTTGTAGCACCCTTTGAATAATCAGTCACACGTTGTTCAAAGAAGTTCGTATGACTAACACCTAGCATTCCATCCACCCAAGGTAGAGGATTCTTCTTAACCTTAAACACTCCTTTCATACCCATACTGATTAAACGGCGGTCAGCAATATAACGGATGTATTCTTTAACTTCCTCTTTTGTCAACCCTTCAATGTTACATAATCCAAAAGCTAAGTCAATGAATTGGTCTTCGAGATCCACCATGTTACGTGCAATCTGCTTGATGTTAGCAGCGCTGCTGTCACCGGGGTTTTGTTTAACCCATTCACGATAAACTTTTATCATTCCCTCAGCATGCATTGTCTCATCAACAACACTCCATGCAATGATTTGACCTAAGCCTTTCATCTTACCGTTACGTGCAAAGTTCAACAACATAACAAAGGATGAGAACAACTGCATACCCTCACCAAAGGCAGAGATGGTTGCAATCTTCTCAGCCATAGGTAGGTCGCCTAACGTCTTAAAGTACTCATGCTTATCTACCATCTCACCGTACTGCATGAACTCGTTGTAGGTGCTCTCAGGCAGTCCTAGCGTCTCAATCAGGTGGGCATAGGCGGCAACGTGTAGAGCTTCCCGTCCAGCAAAGCCACTCATCATCATACGCACTTCAGGTTGCTTGAACGCTGGAATGTAATGGGTGTAGTAACCGTCACCAATGTCTAGGTCACCCTGCACAAAGAACCGTAGTATCTTAGTCAGGAACTCTCGCTCGTCTGTACCCAACTTCTTCTGATAGTCCTTCAAATCCTCACCCATAGGAACCTCTGTGTGTAACCAATGGCTCTGCTCATGCTCTAGCCATGCGTCATATGCCCAAGGGTACATAAAGGGTTTGAACGTTGTACGCTCTTGTGTTAAATCTTTTTTCATCCGTCTCTTTCTGTTAATCCCATAAACTTTGGTAATAGACACCAAATAGTCTGAACCCGTTTTGAATACGCTTTTCATATTCCTTACGTCCGTTCTTATCGTGAACCTCAGTATGGTTAGGGCCTTCAATCATTTCAATGTTTCCGTTTTCCAGTTTACGCCATTGTAAATCTGAGACTCCTGTTACGAACTGCTTTTCCCAGCTATCATCCATTTTGCTTTCAAACGCAAAGATCATTTCGTCTAGTATCCATATCCATCCTTGTTGGTGCTGTTCGTCAACATTGCCGTGTAGCTCCTTGTGTACGTCAGTTAGATCAATAAGTCCCCATCCGTGTCTGGATTCTTTCAGTTGCTTCAGTAGGGGTAGTATGACGAGGGACAATGTATGATCCATGCTACACGTATCCCAAGGATCTATATGCACTTCAATTATACGTTTCTGTTTGCTATAGACCCAACTTAACAACTTCGATAATAAGGTGTCCGGCCTGTCAAGACTCCACTTTATTATGTCTCCAGCTTTTGCTTCAGGCTCTATACTACCATACGCAAGCCACTCACCTAAATGATGAACCCACTTTGGTTTGCTTTTAAAACCATAATCATCGACTTCTTTTTCTACCCAAAAGCAAAGTAGGTCTGCCAGTTGATACGGCCCAAACCAGTATTTATATTTTCCTATCTTTACTAGCATGGTTGGTTAGGGTTATGAGTCATCACCACTGTCTCCATGTGTTACTAATAATATGCAGGCAGGTGACCACCTCTAGCCACCTTACCCAACTCAACTGCCTTAACCTTCGCAAGCCAGACATGATTCTCCGTTCACTATAGCAGATAAGTCTATCGAGGTTAACTTAACTGCACTGCCTACTTTCTCTGCCCTACGCACTTTATCGCTACGTAGGTAATACAAGCTCTTCAACCCCTTCTTCCACGCCATGAAGTGTACAGCATGCAGGTACTTGATCTGCACATCTGGACGGAAGAATAGGTTAACACTCTGCCCTTGGTCGATATAGACTTGACGGTCACTAGCAAGCTCAATAATCCAGCGCTGGTCAAGTTCCATCGCAGTCTTAAACACAGCCTTCATATTGTCGTCAATGTCCAGATGCTGCACACTGCCATCGTTGGCGATAATTGTTGCCCATGTGTCATCATCATCCAACCCGATCTTAGCAAGCTCTCTAGCCAACCACTTATTTTTAGTAACATATGCACCACTTAAAGTATCCTGACGATAAGCATTAGCCCGATAAGGTTCAATGCTAGGACTGGTATTACCCATGATAATAGAAGACGATGCGTTGGGTGCAATAGCCATGTGATGACTAAAGCGCCTGTTAACCCCGTGCATAGCAGCATCAGGGCATGCACCACGTTTATCAGCCAAGTAAGAATCTCCACGCAAACACTCCTTGTTTATATGGCTGAAGATATCCTTGTTAGTCATCTTTGCCATCACACCTTCAAAGGCTAAGTTATTCTTTTGCAAGTACGCATGAAAACCTAACGCGCCAATTCCAATAGACCTCTCACGGGTAGCAGAGTAAACTGCACGACGAACACTATCAGGAGCGCCGCTGATGAAATAGTCAATAACATTGTCAAGCATTTCCATAACATCCGGTATAAATTGCTCATTACCTTTCCACTCATCAAAGTACTCCAAGTTCAAACTACTTAGGCAACACACCGCTGTACGATCTTTACTGGTGGGTAAGAAGATTTCTGTACATAGGTTACTACCGTTAATTGTTAACCCCTCCTTCTGCAACCATGAGGGCATCTTACGGTTAGCTTCGTCGATGAAGATAAGGTAAGGCTCTCCGGTCTGCATACGTAAGTCTAACAACTTCTGCCACAAGTACTTAGCTGATACCGTCTCAACAACTTCTTTACTAGCAGGGTTTATTAAGTCCCAGCTATCATCAAAGTCATCATCTAACATTGCCTTCTCTAACACCTGCATAAAGGCATCTGATACGTTAACACCATGATTCAGGTTAGGTGTGCGTAGGTTCTGGTCGCCTGTTGCCTTACGCATCTCTAGGAACTGAATGATGTCAGGATGGTTAATGTCCAAGAAGGCGGCGTAACTACCACGGCGTGTGCGTCCCTGTCGATAAGCCAAGCTAGAGGCATCATACATCTTTAAGTGAGGCATGATACCAGTGCTCTTCTCATCTGAGTTACGAATACCTAAGTGGACACCAACACCACCACCTAACATACTTAACCAGTTTGTCTCCGATAGATTATCAACCAAACCTTCTGCACTATCTTCCATATAGTTAAGAAAACAGCTAATAGGAAGTCCACGCTTACTACGACCAAAAGAAAGAATAGGAGTGCTATAACTGAGCCAATGGCTAGAACTATACTCATAAAGTCGCTGGGCGTGCTCAAGGCTGCTCGAAAAAGCCTGCGATACATAGGCAAATCTTTCTTGTGGACTGGTCTCTCCGTCCATCATGTAGCTCTCTTTCAATCGCTGAAGACCCAGCGTATCGAAGAGACTATCACGGCTCATGTTTAGTTTAATTGTCATAGGTCAAGTTTGTTTAGAGAAGAAAAAGGGTACTCGAAAGTACCCTTTGGGATATAGTTATACCAGAAATTGAAGATAATACAACCCTTAATTGTTATCATTTTCAAGAAGATATGAGACCTTATCGTATACACCAACGTATCCAACCTCATCTAAGAACACCGCAAACTGTAAGATAATCTCATGCCAATCGGAATCACCTGTACATATATACAGCATTTCTTTATTAGTTAGTACGTTGTTTTCTTTTGAAGCGTGTTCAAAAAAGTAATTGTGTTGACCATCATTCATTACTTAAACCTTTATAGTTACTTAGATGCATTCTCTTTCCTTTTCTTCCTTTCGTTCTGTGTTTTAACATTGTGACATTGACTACACAAAACTTGAAAACCATCAACCTCACAGTACATCCGTTTAATATAGATGTTCCAATCAATGAAGCCACCCTCAACTGATACAACTGGATCTATGTGATCCACTTGAACATCAGCTTGTTTGAACATGTCACCACACGCAGCACACTTGTAACGATTACTCATCTTACCAGTAGCAGGATCTAATCTTTTACCAATCAAAGCAAGATTAAGACTCTCGTATCGTGGAGGCCAGCGTCTAGACAGTGTGCGAATACCACCCTTGATGAAGCTGTTCATTCTAGCAGCTGTCCATTGACCACTGTTAAAAGGTTTCTCTGGTTTTGCTTTTGGCAATTAATCTTCCTCACGCTCTATTAGAAGCAACTCAATATCAATGTCGTTGATATCAGCACCACTAAATACATCTTGAATATTCTCACGAATAACTTCTTCAAGGTACAAAGGATCTTGAAGTGAACGAGGTAGATCTGTGTCGTTCACAAAAGCGGTGAGTCGGATGTTAATTTTCATTGTCAAAAACGTGCCGAGTTAGAAAGTTTTCAAGAACGTCTGAATGCTTCTCGTATATAAACTTCATAAGCTTCTCTCGTTCTTCTGGATACGTAGCTAAGTAATTAGGAACAAGAGTTAACAACAATGCAGTCATAGAGATTGCTGGAGATTCAAACTTTGATTCAACACCGCATGACACGATGGTTAACGTATTAGGAATCATCTTGCCTTCAGCATCTAGGTCAGGACGAAGAACGATCAGAGTGTCTCGGTCTTCAAGTTCAAAGGTATCAGTCATTCGGTGATGTCCACATTTCATTAGGTGTTCTTCGAAGCCATAGCAATCTTGCATTCTCAAGAATTCTATCTTCAGATTGGTAGGCTTCCATACAAACATTATACATATCAATCTCAGTCTCGCAACTCTTTAACATCTTCTCAGCTGTCTTAGGACCAACGCGATCAAGGCCAATGATATTGTCTGCACTGTCGCCCATCAAGATCTGCATGTAGAAAAACCTCATACCCTCATAAGGGGTGACGAAGAATTTCTCACGCTTCACAGGATTGTAATGCCAACCAGAGAACTGTTTAAAGTCTTTATCAATTGAGACGATGATGCAATCACCGTTGAGAGTTTGACCCTCAGTAGTAATTGCATCATCAGCTTCATAACCTTCGTAGATAACTGCACCCCACTCCTTAACCATATGTTCACGAACATCTTTTAAGTGACGAGGTTTAGTTTTGTTGGCACGGTTACCTTTGTATATGGCAGTGACCGCAACATCAAATCTAAAGTTAGTCTTACCAGTTAGATAGAGATCCCAATCATCGTAAAACCTATCATCATGATCCACTGACATAATGATCTCAGCAAGAGACCTGTTAGTGTTCATGATAGCCATGCTCACCTTCTCGTTTTCACAAGCGGCAGCACAGCGATAGGCTACGATGTCAGCATCTATTAAGATTTTCACAGAACGTCTTCATCATCCAGTTCTACACCACCAGCATTAACATACTCAACCAAGTCAGTAACCACCAGTCGTTTCAGCGATGGGCTGTTACCTTTCTTATTCTTGTACTTCCATTCGTAAGAGCTAACCAAAGCTTTACCAACGCTACCGTTACCAATTATCACATCAGCTGGAATCTCCATACCATCAGAGTCATGTGAGCGCATGGGGTTGTTACTCTTGCATGTGATGTACTTACCCATCTCAGGCCTCTTCTCTGAGTCTTCTGCAATAGTGATGCCCATACTTTCCAATGCTTCCACAGCGCTATCGCTTAGGTTACACAGATTGAGTTGGTACTTGCCAGACATCTCATTCAGCTTGTGTGTTTGTGCCCAGTAGATGTCACACTTAATCTTTACTTTCAAATCTTCAGTCATATAATTTCCAATCAAAATAAAGGCTATGACGTTAGCCTAATTAACGTTACCCGATGATAAGCTTCTCAGCCATGTCAACGTAGTAATTATAATCAAGGTCTTCACGATTAAAGTCCTTGACATTATTGCAAACCCACATACCCCAACCAGCTCCGATTGAAAGTCTACGTGGTTCTAAATCATCCTTCAACGGCGGCATAACCTTAACAAGATCTGCACCAGCCCTGCAAGCATAAAACCTACAGGTGTTTTGTTGAACCTGTTCTGTACCATCAGCTAATACTAGCACGAGCTTGCTACTTCTTGGCACCTTAGTACGCATCATGAAGTCGTAGTTGTCTTCGTGGTTTGTAATAAAGTTACGTATGTCAGCTCTATGTAAGATGTGTGCCTCAGCAGCCTTGCGAATAACAAGACCGCCTTGATCTTGATGCCAGCCTAGCCCTTCGTATTGGTATGCGCCCTTACGCTTAACCTTACCGTCAGTGTAAACAGCAATGTAGTTGTTCACGTCACGGACAATCATCTTACTATAGAAAGCAAACTCTAAATCTAAACCAACTTGCTTCTGCCACTCATCACAGATTATATCATAAACATCCTTCTTGTTCTTAGGAAGTTTGACAGTGATGCCGTCAGTGTTAACTTGGATAAGAGACAAGCCTTCAATACCCATCAACTTCTCTGCTAACAAACATAATGATAGCTGACCATTGATGGTGATTGACATTGTGTACTTCGAATCATAGAACGGACTGTACTGACTGTTGCTGTCACCATATACACCGTTCAATGCCAGCTTCAGCATTGCATTCTCGACAGTACCTTTGGCATAGCTTTTGCGTTGTTGGTATACGTCTTCGTAGATGTCACAAAAGCGTTCACCTAAATGCTCAGGGAATACACGGTTGGCAATGGCAATGTTTGGGTACATCGAAGCAACGTCAGCATCAATGATGAAGTGATCATCATCCTCTTCAACAGCCGCATCACTAATTGATCCATGAATGCCACCAGTACCAAAGTCGAAACGGAAACCATCGACAACAACATTCAAGTTGTCAGCGACATTCCAACACCCCCAATAGGAGAATTGTTTTTCACCCTTCTTCTTTGTCTTCAACTCAACAGCATCAATCCATCCAGCAGGGTGCTCTACCATGAACTTTTCAACACTCTCATCACTCGGCTTGAAGAAGAACTTCTTACGCTTTGTAAGCATGTCAGCAAACGGTGCAACATCACCAAGCTCATCTTCAGGGATGCTGCTTAGCACACCCTTAGTCTCTGTGATTTCTTTGTTGCGAAACCATTCCAGCACAGATATAAACTCAGGACGTTCAAAGTCGTAGTAGTTGAACAGGCAATCACCGATGTTAATTGATTCTCGAATAGTTTGTTGAATGACACGCTTATTATTAACACGTTTGTAACAGCTACCTTCCATCTCTTCTTCAAGACGCATAATGAAATAATCTTTACCAATCTTTGTATCGTTGTGATTGATGAAGCTACGCTTATACTTGTTAGTCAGCTCTTCACGGAAAGAAAGCATTGGTAATGAGTGGTTATAAAACTTTAATGTCTCACGTACATCATGCATGTTGTATTTAAGCAATACATCTATCTGATCATCCTCAAGATTGGTGCCAACCTCATAGGGTAGATCTTCGATGGTGTCTGATCGCATATTAAACTCAATCATTTTCAAGCTAGTTGACCTAGCCCTGTTGTCGAAGTGATGAATCTTAAACAAGTCAACCTGATTAACATGCTCATCAGAAACCCTGACTATCTTTTGAAACACATTCTCAGCACCGATAACCATCTGAGCTTTCTTGTATGTGCGTACAGCTACAGCCTTACCACTGACAGTTAAAGCTTTCTCACGAACAGACAAGAGGTCATGGACAACAGGGTAGTCAAAGCCAACGTTGTTAAATCCAATCATCCTGTCCTTGTTCTTACGAAGCTTGTCAAGAAAAGACAGCAGATCAGCTACATCATTCTTACGAGTTGAGCATTCGAACGCCACTTCATTCTCACCATTGGCATCAATGGCAGAGAACGTAAACACATTCGGATAAGTTTCAATGTCATATATCCAATCCATGATCAACCAATCGAACGGAGTAGTACAAACATTGAGAATAAAAGTATAGTTGCTAGCATTTTGTTTCCTTAAAGAACGTCTTCGATTGGTTCGTATTCTAACATCCTTCCAGTTTCTTTGGTGTAGAGCAAGCTACATGCTGGCCCTGTTGTACCACTGAAACGATTCTTTAGAACACGAACGTGTGTTGTATTACGAACGGTTAAGTCTTCAGCTTGACCGTCTCTCTCTGCTCCAATAACCATATCACTAAGCTGTGCAATCGAACCACTACCTCTTAACTGAGCAAGAGATGTTGCTGCACCTTCTTCGTGTCCCCTACCCTCAGGACGCTTAAGGTGTGACACCACAAACAAAGCAATGTTAGTTTCTTGAACCAGCATACGAAGCTTCGTCATAATCTCGTCAATAGCCTTGCGCTCATCACCACTCTCTTGTGCTGACACAATGATTGAGATGTGATCCACAAAGATATACTTGCATGACAAAGCCTTAGCCAAGTATCGCACACGATTAACGATGTTGTCAACGCTTGTGCTGCCGAAGTGATCGAATAAGAACAGACGACCAGTGCCGAGCGTAGCTTCATAAGCATCACGTCTTTCTTTGTCAGTGGTCGGTGTGTCTGGCAGGTGCATCGGAACGTTAGCAGCCAATGACATCATAGACAAGCCAGTCTTGCGAATGCTTTCCTCTAAGAACATCAAGCCAATGTTGTCGTCAATGTTCTGTAATAAATGCCATACAATTTCTCGCAACAACTGACTCTTACCCAATCCACTACCAGCAGTGATTGTCACCAGCTCACCGTGACGTATACCATAGGTCATGTTATTCAACCCTTCCCACGGATAGCTACACTGTGCTGGTTCAAGCGGTGTACTAACTAAGTCCCAAAGAGATGTACCGCTAACAATTCCATCCGGTGTGTGCTGATCAGCCTTCCACCACTGCTGAACAAATAAGTCCTTCTCTCCCCCTATTAGGAAGTCACAAGCATCCTTGTAGTTGTTCATGCCCTTGAATAGCTTACTCTTGCCACCGAACAACTCAGCAACTTCTCTCGAAGCCTTACGTCCAGCATCATCGTTGTCAAAACAAACGATGATATTCTCGAACGATGACAACCATTCATAGTTGTCCTTACAGTTTTGCAATGCAGAGCCAGCACCGTTGCGAACAGATACGCTAGGCCACTTAGACCCAGTCATCTGATAGCCAGCCATAGCATCAAACTCACCTTCGTAGATGGTTACATACTTACCGCCTGCGCTGAACAACTGCTGTCCAAATAAAGTTCCATCACTCCATTGACCTTCGCTGATAAATGTCTTGTCCTTCTTACCCCTAATCTTAGCACCAATAAACTCGTTAACGGCATTGTAATAGGGGAAGTAGTAGCTTCGATCTGTTACAACAACACCGAATGTTTCGCATGTTGAGATATTAATCTTACGGTCATTGATACCAGTGATGAAACCCGCCTCCATATCTTCTTTGACTTGCGATGGAGTTTTAGTTTGCTTAGGTTTCTTTTTAAGTTCGGTCACTTGAACAGTTCCATCGGATGGGTGATATGTGTGACAGACAAAGCACTTGCTGCTGCCGTCTTCGTTGTATGACAAGCCATCACTGCTGGGGCAAGTGAGACACTTCTGATGAGTTAATGCAAACCCCATATTCATTCCTTAAATAATGATTGAAACTCCGTCTTTAATATTGCTTTGCATTTATCTGCTACATCTCGGTGCTCTTTCTGTGTAGCAGCATCACAACGAATGTCAACGTAATGCATCCAGCTACGTAACGTACCATTCATATACATCCTACTCATTGTCAATCCTTCAGGCAGCAACTTACGCGCTACCTCTTTAGCTATGCCGTTGTTAAGCGCAGCGCCATAGACACCCCTAACCTGTGCTATTAAGGTGCGTTGCATCTCGTCCCACCACCGCTGTAGCTCCCTGTCCTCAGTTGGCAGCGAGTTCTGCCTGTTCTTATCATCCTGCAAACGCACCTCAGACAGAGCGTAGTCATTAGCCACTGCATAACGTTGACTAAATTCTTGAAACGAAAAGCTCCTATGTCTGAGTATCTGCCGAGCAATGTCTCTGGTTGTTTCAATCTCCATACATACATTCACCATTTCAAATGGAGACCAGTGTTTATTGTTAGCTAGATACTTGAGGAGCTTGGGTGCTGTTTCTTTGTTGTCTTGGTTTTCTGGGTTAGACACCCTCGCCATGTAAGCAACAAGCTCTTCACCTTGTGGTGTTGCCCATACTAGTTTAACTTTACTCATACTTCCTCGGCTTCCATTAAAAATAACAAACAACATACAGCGTGTGCAAGGTGGGGTAGTCCACTCTCACCATCAATAACTTCCCCTTTACTGTACGCTGTCATGTGCCTGTAAGCAGCAGCCTGATAGCGTAGGTGCAAGTTGTCAACCTTTTTCCAATTGTGTCGGTCATACTTCTTAGCACCGAACGTCAATACCTTCACCACTTCATCCACCGCATTGAATGGCAGCAGTGTGTAGTCTGGTTTATCGTTGTCATACTTAACACCATTAATTATTTCTTTCGATGATTTTTGTTGCTTCATGTTATGTCACACCATTCTTCTCTTTAACTAAATGGTAAAACCTTATTAACTCTTTGTCATACTTACTAGCCCAGTCCACTACCTCACCCTCTGGCTTCCAGCTTTCATTTTCCCACATACTAAACCCAGCTTCTTCAGCAAGGTCTTTAATCTCCTCTGTGAACTCTA